TTAGCCACGGATCAAATTCTTTCGCTTGCCTTCTGGTGTGAGGACGCCCAGCTCAACGAGAAACTTACGAGCGGCTTCAGGGGAGGCAGCGACCTTCTTACGGTACGCGCGCATATCTTTGAGCAAGGCTTCGCCTTCCAATATCTTGGTATGGCCGACAGCTGGCTCGGAGCGGCGTCGTATACGATTGATGGTGCTGGATGTAGTGTTGCTCATGTTCACCCCCGTCAAGTTCAGATTGGCGTTTGTGTCCTCGTATTTTAGCATCGCTGCCTCTCCGGAATAGCATTCGTGTCCCATTGGCCATAGGGAGCACGGATTTTGATTGAATAGCGGTAGTTGTCGTAGGTACTCATGCTCTGAGCCGAAACGCTGATCTGGGCTTTTCGCGTATGAACTGCAGGACTTTGCTGTCCGGCTGGGGCAGCTTGCCAGCTTCCAGTTCATCCAGAAAGTTGGCCCATTGCTGGACCATGGTTTTCCGCTGAGCGATGAATTCTGCGCGGTCGTAGCTGCTGCCGAGTTCTTCATCGGATGTATGCGCCAAGTGGCGCTCGATGACATCCGGGTCCCAGCCCAGATGTTCTCGAATCATGGTGCGAGCTGTGGCGCGGAAACCATGACCAGTGATCTGTTCCTTGGTGTCGTAACCCATGGTACGCAGGGCGACGTTGATGGTGTTTTCGCTGATATACCTACTGGTTTCCGAGCGGCGTGACATGCTGCGGAAGACTGGGCCGGTTGGACCAGTGAGCGAATGCAGTTCCTCAAGAATCTCCAATGCTTGGCGCGGCAGGGGGACAATGTGTGCCGGTGTGCGGCTATCGCGTTTCTGCCATTCGCGCATTTTCATCTTCTCAGGTGGGCAGCGCCAGAGTTCAACCTCTAAATTGATGTCTTCCCAATCTGCAAAGCGGATTTGACCAGGCCGCTGAAACAGCATGGGTGCTAACCGCAGCGCGCAGCAAGTGATGAAGTTGCCGTGGTAGTTGCGGATATCACGCATGAGTTGGCCGAGCTGCGCTGGATCAGTGATGGCCGCGTAATGTCGGCCACGGGGCGAAGGCAGCCCGCCCGTGTACCTGTTGACGAAGTTCTTTGCCGGTTCCAATGTGCCAAGGTCCACGGCGTACTGATAGATGTGCTGGATGACCTCACGTATCCGTTGCGCAGTTTCAAGATTGCCGCGCTCTTTAGGGCGGTGCAGGCATGACACAATTTCCGTAGGCAGAATGGTGTCGATGGGCTTGTCTCCCACCCAAGGAAACACATGAAGTTCCAGGTGCCGGATGATCCTGTGCGAGTACGCATCAGACCAATGCCTATCTTTGGTAGCGCTCTTGTGCCACGCACGGGCCATGAGTTCAAAAGTCTGAAGGCGGGCTGTCCGGGCCAGTTCTTCCTCGCGGCCACGAACGTCCTTGGGATCCTGACCGTTGGCACGTAGGCTGTTTGCCTCGTTTGCCTTGATCCGAGCCTGGGCCAGCGTGACGCCCGGATATGGCCCCATGCCGAGCTTCACAGGCTTGCCGTGTCTCATGTACCGATAGATCCATGCCTTGCCTGTCGCTCGAACGCGCAGGTAGAGGTTGTCGCCGTCGTTCAGCAGATATTCTTTTGGGCCGGGCTTGGCCGCTCTGATCTGAGTCTCGCTCAGTAAGCCCATGACTTGTACCCCCGGAGGCCGTTAATGACGAAACCATTGTGGGGTACAAACTGGGGTACAGACAAACTCGGGATGTAGCGACGCGCAGTGAGACGTCCTGGGCGGCGATTTGCGCCTAAGACATTGATTTTTTTGAGATTTGGGAGGTTTTGAAGCGTGCTGGAACAGCAGAATGGTGGCTTGGGCGCACCCACATCATGCCTGCAAAGCCAATGTTCATGGGGGTTTCCAGTTTTTCTTTGCGAGAGATACTGTCAGTGATACTGTCATAAGTAAGCATTTGTCCAATGCCTCTGCGGCCGTCGTCAGCAACCGGCCGGCAGCCATGATCCTCCCTGACCCTCGATCGAGATAGAAATGTCGCGCGTACGTGCATGCGCGCGCCGGAACCTTCCGAAAAAATTTAAGCGGGCCGTGGGAAAAGTGTAATCTCCGTAACTTTTTCCGGAAAATCGCCGGAAAGCCTTTATCCATGCGGTTTTCAGCTTCCCGTAAGAGCGTAACTTTTGCGTAACCTGACCGTAACCTTATTACAGTCTTATAGTGTAATTTTCTTAAAAAATATATATCTTATTTATCAAATACTTATAAAAATATTACGTTTCAGGTTACGGTAAATTACGGTGGGACCGTAATCAAACAATCTTTTTTATATCAAATACTTATGGATCAAAAAATGGAAGGGTTACGGAGATTACACTTTTCCCACGGTCCACTCGATATTTCTGGCGATCGTTGGCAGTGTCCCATGACGGGTCATAGGAGCCCCATACAGCATTCTTCTGAAACCTGGACTGTCGGCCTTCAGCGCCTGTGAAACGGCTCTCCAGCGGCCTGTACGCATTGATCTGGCTGCATTAATAAGTGCTTATTGGGCGAGCGTCGGGGGCGCGGAGGGGACGGCGATTTAGGGGTAGAGGCCGGGAGTGGTCACCTTTTGACCAGCGGCCGTCAGCCGGCCCGGGCCGGCGAGCCAGGGCAAAAAAAAACCGCCCGAGGGCGGTTCAGAGGGGCGGCAGCGTATTGCTACCGTAGCGGCGGGGACGAGCTGGGCTCGCCGAAATCGAGGTCGTAGTCGTTGAAGCGTACGACCTCTTCGCCCACCCAGTCGTTCAACTCCTTGAAGCGTTCCTGCAGGGGCAACAACTCGTTGGCCACGAACACCTTGGCAACCGGTTCTACTGCGCCGAACCCACCAGCGACGCTGGGCATCACGCCCATAAGCTGAGGTGGCACCCGGTGGGCGGCCAGGATGTCGTCGCGCGTCACGTTCTTGATGTTGAAAAATTCGTCTTTGGCGGCGACTTCCGATAGCGGTATGACCTGCAACCCTTTTTCTTTTCCGTTCGGCGCGTACATGAACAGGTTTCGGAAATTGCCAGGGCCTTTGCTGCTTTTCACTGCCGTGCGAAGAGCATCGATGTCTGCTTCGTTGTGCGCCGCATCGGTCAAATACATTATGTAGCCGGCGTGGCTGCCATTCTTGTAGTAGCGGCGCCGGAACAGCGTGGCATTCTCATTTAGCCACGCCGACTGAAGGGCCGACAGGTATTCCGGCACGCCGTAGATTTCTTGGTTCAGATCCGGCTCGAGCAGGTGAAATATCTTCCCTGGCTCGAACTCATGCGCTTGCCCCCATTCCTTGATGAAAAAATACTGGTTCAGATCTTTGCTCGACCTGCGCATGTATTTGGCCAGCGAATGCTTCAGGGCGATAGGTTTGCCCAGGCGGTTGCTACGTTCTTCCAGGTAGCAGTTTCCCATCACAAGGTGATCGAGCACGAACGAGCTGAAAGTACTGCGCGATAGCAACGGGTGTGGCTTGAACGTACTGACAAGAATATTGCGCTTCACATAGATCGCGGAGCTGTGGTGCGGGCTTGCCCGAAAGGAGCGCGCCAGGCCGTCCAGGCTGATAGGCGGGTCATACCACCGTCCGTTGTCCAACGACTGGAAATACTCGACGATGCGACCGTGGTCGAGCACCGATTCGGGCTCTCCGAAAGTGAAGACCTCTACGCTTGCGGCGTTGGGCACTTGCTCTTGCTGTTCCATTAACTCATTTCCATAATGTTCTGGCCGGCCTCTGTCGTGCCTTCCAGCGGTTCGTGCGCGATAGCGTTCATGGTGGCCCACGCCAGGTCGGCATGGCCGACAGCCTGGGTTCGGCCCGACGCATAGGTGGCCTGGCGGCCCGAGGGCGTGAGTATCTTTCGGATGGACATGAACGACTGTGCCAGGTCGATGAAGCCCGAATCGAACTCCAGGCGGCCGTTGCGCATCACGTTCTGCATTTTCAGCACCATCTGGGTTTTGACTTCCACCGAATAGTTGATCGGCACGGCCGCGGGGAAGAAGAGCCGGACCAGTTGGTACACGGCCCGGCCCATGCCGGTTACGTCGATGCCAATATGCGTGACGTTGTATTTATCGGTCAGCTTCTTGATTTCATCAGCCTGGACCTGGTAGTCAGGGTTCTGGAACTGGATGCGCTCGAGTATGCGGAATTTCCCACCAGGCACCGCCGGCGGCGCAATGACGACACAGCCCTGCTTGTCGCCAGTGTCCGAAGGGTCGTAGCCTATCCAGACTGGCTTATTGCCGAAGGGCCGCGCGGCGTGCGGCTTGTAGTCCGTCCAGATTTCCCAGGAATCGACCATGCAGCGCTGCAGCATCTGCAGCGGGAATACCGACTTGGTGTCGTCGATGAACAGACACTTCAGCAGGTTGTCGAACTCGTCTTCCGTGTACTCATTCCTGAGCTCTTCGATATCGAATAAGTCGCAACCGCCTGCCTCGGCGTCGAAGATCGTGACGATCTGGCGCCAGATCTTGTCCGAGCACAGCTTGCCCGCCTGCAGAGCCTTGTGGCTGATGTCCATCTTGATGGCGCTTTTCTTGCCCCGCACCTTGGCGTGGCGCTCGCCCGACCAGAACGGATAAGCCTCGTGACTCATGGAAGATGGCGTGGAGAAATAGGTTTTGCGCCACTTCTTGTGCATGGCCATGCCGCTGGCCACTTTGTTCAGTTGCTCGAAGCCTGGAATCCAGAAAAACTCATCGACATACAGATTTCCGTGGTAACTCTGCGCCGTACGGTAGTTCGTACCCAGGAAGTACAGTGTCGCGCCGTTGTGCAGCACGATGGGATCGCCGCGTAATTCGACGTCAATGGTGTCGCGCACGAACTGCAGGATGTACTGTTTGAAGACGTGTGCCTGCGCCTTGGAAGCGGAAATAAAGATCTGGTTGCGGCCCGTCAGCAAGGCATCAATGAAGGCCTCACGGGCGAAGAACCAGGTCGCCCCGATCTGGCGAGACTTCAGGATGATGCGTGTGCGCTGATCCCTGTTGTTCGCCCACGTCCGTTGGTACTCGAACAGCGCATCGTCGAATGCTTCGATCAGCTTCTCGGTCTGCTCTTCAGAAATGAAGTTCTTGCTCGGGCGGCGCTTTGGCTTGGAGTTTCGGGCGGCGAGGTTCGGGTTCAGGTCGACCTCGTTGCCGCCGCCAAGATACTTTCGCACACGTGCGTATCGCTCCATCTGGCGACCCAGTAGGTCGATTTCCTTGAAGTCTTGTCCGGTTTTTGCCTGCTTCATCACTAGTTGCACAAGGCGGCACTCGGCAGCGCCCTCGATGCGCTCAATGACGGGGGCTTGATCCCACTTGTCGCGCCGCTTCCACGAGCCAACCGTTGGCGGCCGCTCGCCCAGGTATTCGGCGATGGCGGTTAGGGCCCATCCCTGCCAATACAAGAACTTGGCATGACGGCGATTGTCATGGTCGGCGGGCTGTGTAAACATGGCTGCCAGAATAGGCAACGGCACACTTATTAAAAATAGAAAGTGCTTCTCAAAGGCCGTTTACAAAACCCGCGTCCTTGAGCGCGCACGCCCTAGCGGCAATCATGTCGGCACATGTTTCCCACGAAAGAGATCCGACATGAAATTCAAGTCCAAATTTTTTTGCGTTGCCACCGAGGGCGCCACGACCGACGGCCGCACCATCACCGCAGAGTGGATTCAGCAGATGGCGAAAACGTTCAGCCGGGCAAAGTATGGCGCGCGGGTATGGCTTGAACATATGCGCGGGTTGATGCCTGACGGGCCCTTCAAAGCATACGGGGACGTTTTGGCGCTGGAAGCACGAAAGAAGAGCGACGGGAAGCTCGGCCTATATGCCCAGATCGAGCCGACCGACGAACTCATCAAGATGAACAAGGCCCGCCAAAAGATCTACAGCAGCATCGAAATCAACCCAGACTTTGCCGGCTCGGGCGAGGCCTATCTGGTCGGCCTGGCCGTCACTGACAGCCCCGCCTCGCTGGGCACCGACATGCTGGCGTTCACCCAGCAGAACCCGGAAGGCTCCCCACTGACCGCTCGCAAGCAGGATAAGGACAACCTTTTTTCGACCGCCGAGGAAATCGAGCTGGAGTTCGAAGAGGTCGACGAAGGCTCCGGTTTTTCGGAGCGGATCAGGGAGGTGCTGGGCAAGTTCAGAAAGCAAACGGTCAAGACCGAAGACCAGTTCGGGCAGATGCTGGATGCGGTCGAGCAAGTGGCAAGCCACGGCGCGGATCTCGAGCAGAGGTTCAATGCATTTTCCACCGATTTGAATAAATTCACTGCGGGCCTGGAAACATTGACGAAACTGCAGGAGTCCTTCGAGGCGTTCAAGGCGCAGGTCGAACAGACCGATGCCGGCACCACCCACCGCCCGCCGGCCACTGGCTCAGATGGTCAGGTGCAGACCGACTGCTGACCCCGTTTCAATCGCCCTGAAAACAAACTGTCAAAAATCTGACCGGAGAGCGCAATGCGTAACGACACCCGCCTGAAGTTCAATGAGTACCTTTCCCGCCTGGCCACACTCAACGAAGTGAGCGTCGAGGCCGTGGTAAGCAAATTCACGGCCGCGCCCAGCGTGCAACAGACCCTCGAAAACAAGATTCAGGAATCGAGCGACTTCTTGCGCTCGATCAATACCTACCTGGTCGACGAGCAGGAAGGCGAACGCATTGGCATGGGCGTGACGGGCCCCATTGCCAGCACCACCGACACCACCGAGGCGGACCGTACGCCGCGCGATGTCAAGGCGCTGGACGACAACAGGTACCGTTGCGAACAAACAAACTACGATACGTATCTTCGCTACGCTACGCTTGATGCCTGGGCGAAGTTCCCCGATTTTCAGGTGCGGCTGGCTAAAGCGATCATCCAGCGCATTGCGCTTGACCGAATCATGGTCGGTTTCAACGGTGTGTCGCGCGCCGATACGTCAAACATCGCGACGAACCCCCTCCTGCAGGACGTGAACATCGGCTGGCTGCAGAAGATTCGCGTCAAGGCGCCCGGCCGCCACCTTTTTGAAACCGAAGAGGACAGCGGCAAGGTCACCGTGGGTGGTGCCGGCGACGAGTACAAGACCCTGGACGGCGTCATCTTCGACGTAGTGAACTCCATGGTAGAGCCCTGGTTTCGCAACGATCCGAAGCTGGTAGCCGTGGTGGGCCGACAGTTGATGTCCGACAAGTACTTTCCGCTGGTCAATGCGAAGCAGGCCCCCACCGAAACGCTGGCTTCCGACATCATCATCAGCCAGAAGCGCGTCGGCAACCTGCCGGCGGTGCAGGTTCCCTATTTCCCTGACAATGCGGTCCTGATTACCCGGCTGGACAATCTGTCTACGTACGTCCAGCGTGGCTCTCAGCGCCGTTCCGTCATCGACAACCCGAAACGGGATCGCGTCGACACGTTCCAGTCGTCGAACGATGCCTTCGAGTTGGAAGATTACGGTTGTGCGGCCCTTGTAGAAAATATCGAGATCGCCGCAGGCTGATCTGCCTGACCACAGACGTTCGAAAAGGAGCAAGGATCATGACTACGCCCGCTCAACGCCGCTTTGCCAGGGCCGAGGCTGCGCGCGCGTCGGCGCACGCGCAGCCCGGACAGGCCCCCGCCGGCTCAAACGCCTACGAGTTAATGCTGGCTAAGCTGTACGACGACAAGCGTCGTCTCAAGGAAGTGCAGAGCATCGAGCGCAAGATCGAAGTCAAGCGCGAGCTTCTGTCCGATTACGACAGCTGGGTGGCCGGGGCCCTGGAGGGCGGCCAGGGCGCCCAGGACGAAATACTGGTCACGGTCATGGTGTGGCGCATGGATGTGGGGGATTTCGATGAAGCCCTGCGCATTGCACACTACGTTCTCAAACACGACTTGGTCTTGCCTGACCAGTACGAGCGCACGGTACCCACGGTCATTGTTGACGAAATTGCCGACGCGGCCCTGGCCTTGCAAAAGAATGGGCAGTCGTTCCCGCTGAACCTGCTGCGGGAGACACACGACATGACCGTCAACCTGGACATGCCCGACCAGGCCAGCGCCAAGCTGCACAAGGCCCTGGGTTATGAGCTTCGGGCTGCCGGAAAGCTGCCGGAAGCCGTCGAGCAATACGAACGGGCCTTGCAGCTGAACGACAAGATCGGCGTCAAGCGCCTAATCACCGAACTAAAGGCGGAGATTGCTCAAGGCTCCGCTTAACTGAGCTCCTCGAGCCGTGGCGGCGCGGGCCAAGGGGAAGCCCATTCATGAGGCCAAACCCCGAAGCCCGCCCACCGCCACCCTTCCAAGGATGTCTATGTCATTCGCCATTGCCTGCGCCGACCCTCAAGCGCTCGATTCGGGCACGGCCCCAGAGGCCATCGATCAATTGTGGTGGCCGGCCGTCAGCCTCCAGCGCGCCCGCCAGGTGATGCGCCTGAATGGCACCGTCACCAATGATCGTCTGCTCGAGGCTCTGCAAAACGCAGCCTACTCCGTAAACGATGAGCTGCAAGCCTGGAGCGAAGCGCAGCGCCAGGCCCATCCCGATGGGCTGCCCAAAGGCCGATTGACGAACCTGTACCTGCGAGCCGTGCACTTCTACGCGAAGGCCGAGCTCGTCGAGCGCTACAGAGACTTCGACGCTACGGGCGCCGGTGACCGCCGTGCGGATGATCACGAAGGCATACCGGACGAGGCGCGGCGCAATATGCGGTGGGCGATCAGTGACATTCTGGGCAAGCCCCGTGCAACGGTCGAGGCCTTGTGATGATCGTCCATGCCCAGAAAAACGATACCGTCGACGCTCTGTGCTGGCGCTACCTGGGCGAGACGCGCGACATAGTCGAACAGGCCTATGAGCTCAACCCTGGGCTTGCAGATCAAGGGCCGATCCTCGCGCATGGCACCCCCGTGGTGCTTCCTGACGCGGTGCGTCTGACTTCTACAGTGGAAACGGTGAAGCTATGGGACTGACATTGAAGCGAGCTGCATGCCATCGAACGTATTTCAGCCTGAACATGTCGGCTGACTGGCCGATCCGGATCTTCTATGGCCTGGTAACGCTGTATCAGGGGCTGTTTGGCATTTTCGTACCCTCCTCGATATTTCATCAGGCGCTGGAAAGCTACAACGGTGCAATCGCGATCATTACCTGCCTGCTTGCCGCCGGCGGGCTGCTTGTTGTGGATGGCCTGATGGCGATGGTCCGGTATTGCACCTACATGAATTGCGACCCCATCCGTCCTGCTATGCAGATGTTCCATCGGCGCCGGCCTCTGCTTTTTCTGCCGCCGGTGTTTTGTTATTACGTCACACTCATTCTCGTCAATCGACGCATGGACGAAGGCGTGGTGGTAGTCACCAGCTACTACGTTGTGCTCGCGCTCGCTGGCGTGGCCTTTTGCCTACGAGATGGAATCATTAGCCAGAAGGCACAAAGGGGCACGCATGCCTAAGATGTTTCACAAGCGCGAACTTTTCATAGTTCTCTGTTCCTACGCAGTGCACGCATCCGTGTATGCCTCGCAGGCCTCTCTATGGGAACAGATCAACACCGCTGGGACTCTGATGGATCTGTTCATCAATATGATGAGCGCGATCTGCGCATCGATGGCAAATACAGCATTCCGGCTCAAAAACGAGGCTCTGGTGGTGTCCCAGGTATTCAAAGAGCTGGCGTATGGAATTGGCGTTGGATTCACCGCAGGCGTCATTGTTTACGCCGTCGCTGAAGCGGCAAACGCAAACAAGTTCTTGCAGCTCGCCCTTGTGACATTGGCTGGCTGGGGCGGCGCCAAGGTCATAGAGTCTTACAGCGAAAGGTATTTCGGCGACAAGCGGCACAAACCGCCTCTTGACCGACAAACGGGGGAATGAACATGATTATCAGGCTTGGCGATATCGGAGCGCATGTCGGCGACCTGCAGCGCCGCCTATACATGATTGGCCACAAGGTCGAGCAGACCAACGTCTATGACCAGAGCACCCGTGCGGTCGTTCGCCGCGTACAGGCGCGCGCCGGCCTGGTCGTGGATGGCATCTATGGGCCCAAAACAGAGGCGGCGGTCAAGGGGCAAGAAACCGGTCGACTTCTTCGTCAATCGGCGCTTGTTGAAGCGGCTGACCAACTGGACGTTGATCTTGCCAGCGTAATGGCGGTCAACGAAGTGGAGTCGCGCGGGCAGGGTTTTGTGCGCGATAACCTGCCTGTCATCCTGTTCGAGCGCCATATTTTCTGGCGCCAGCTTGTGGCGCGCAAGATCGACCCCCGGCCATTCGCTCAGAAATACCCCGGCGTCGTCAGCCAGGCGCGCGGTGGTTACGCCGGCGGCATCAGCGAATACACCCGCATGGGCGTGGCAAAGAGCATCTGCGCGCCGGCGGCGTTCGAGTCATGCAGCTGGGGACTGTTCCAGATCATGGGCTTTCACTGGGAGTCGCTCGGGTTCGAGTCCGTCGAGTCCTTCGTGGACTTCCAGCGGGAAAGCGAAGACAACCAGCTGCGTACATTCGTTCGATTCATCCTTCAGGACAAAGAGCTGCATCGCGCCTTGAAACAGAAGAAATGGTCGACATTTGCACGACTCTACAACGGCCCAGCGTATGACGAGAACCTGTACGACGTGAAATTGGCCAGGGCCTATAAGCGCCACATCGATGACATGACGGAGGCCTCTTGAACTACTTGCGCATTGGCGTTGCGATCCTGGGCATGCTCCTGGCCATCTTCAGTTGGGGGCAGTACCGGCAAATAGGCCTGCAAAAAGAGCTGATCAAGAAGCAAGAATCGGCCATTAAAACGGCCATTGACAAACTGAATCAGGTACAGCTCATTGTTGAAAAAAACGATGTTCTGATGTCCGCCATGCTGGGGGTTCAGGTCGAAGTCAACAGCCGCTTATCGACACGACAGCAAGAAATCCGGAGGCTACAAAATGACGTTGCGGAAATACGCCAGTGGGCTGATCAGCAGTTGCCTGATGACATTGTTCGGATGCGCCAGCGGCCAGCCGCCACAGGTGCCCGAGCTTATGGTCAATCAGTGCCCGCCGGTAGTGCCCTGCGTGCTGCAGGCGGCGAGCCCCCGCACGAACGGCGACCTGAACCTGACCCTGGAACAAACTGAAGCCGACTGGGCCAGGTGCGCGGCCCAAGTCGACATGATCTATTCCTGCCAGCAAAAGGCGAAACCCGATGCTCAAGCCGACCGCAGTTCGTGACATCATCACGCGTGCGAACCCCTACCTAAAGCGCGACCCAGACAAGCTGCAGGTGTTCCTGGACTCCGGCCGTATCGTGGCGCGCGGCGCGGCCAGCCTGTCGTACGAGTACCGGTACACACTGACCATCATCGTTCAAGATTTTCCGAACCACGCCGACCAAATCATCCTGCCCATGCTGGCGTACCTGCGCACCCAGCAGCCCGAGTTGTTCGAGAACGTGGAACTGTCGAACAATCTCATCCGCTTCGACGCCGAGGTCATCAATCAAGACTTGATCGACCTGTCGATGCAAGTGGATCTGACCGAGCGGGTCATTGTCGCGCAGCAGGATGGAAAACTGACGGCCACCCATGTGGGCGAGCCTGCGCTGCCAGACTTCCCGGAGCAGGACATCAGCATCGAGCTCGTCAACAAGAAAACGGGCGAGGTCCTGGGAGTCTTCACCGCGCCAGCCTGGAACCCGCAGTTCTGATGGACGGCGATTTGCACGCCCTGGAAGACTGGCTGGCGGGCCTGCTGGCCAAGCTTGAACCCGCCCAGCGTCGTGCCGTCAACCGGCGCGTGGCGTTCGAGCTGCGCCGCTCCCAGGCCTCGCGCATTGCCCAGCAGCGAAACCCTGACGGAAGCCGTTACCTGCCTCGAAAAAACCAGAACAAGAATCTGCGCAGCAAACGGGGCACCATCAAGCGTCGATCTATGTTCGCGAAACTGCGCACCCAGAAGTTCTTCAAGGTGGACGCCGACGCCAATGGCATGAGCGTAGGATTTCGCGGCCGCGCCGGCATGATTGCATTCGTCCACCAGTATGGTGAGAACCGAACCGCCCAGTCCGGGCAGAAGTTCATCACGCCCAAACGCGAGCTGCTGGGCTTGACCGACGTCGAACTGAACCTGATCATCGACGCCTACATCAGGCACCTTGCCGACCAGGACTAGCTTGTAAAAGCACCAGATACAAACCCGCACCCGCGCGCGCGCGATGGCAATTGACCATCATTGCGGACATGAGCAACGAAGAACTGGCCCGCCTCATTCAGAATCTGATCCGCGTAGGCACGATCATGGAGATCGACCACGAGGCGGAGCGTGCACGCGTCAGAAGCGGCAAGCTTGAGACCGATTGGCGGCCGTGGTGCGAAGTCCGTGCCGGTCGCAGCAAGACCTGGGATCCGCCGACCGTTGGCGAGCAAGTCATTCTGTTGTCGCCTGGTGGCGATCCGGCTGGAGCGTTTATCCTGCGCTCCATCGGCTCAGACGCCAATCCCTTGCCCAGCCACTCACCTGACGAAACCGTGCGCGAGTACCCGGACGGGGCGATGGCGAAGTACAACCACGAGACTGGGGCCCTCAGCGTGACTGGAATCACCACCATGCTGGTCGAGGCTTCCGAGAGCATTACGCTGCGCGCCGGCGGAGACATCAATCTGGACGCGCCTCAAACGACCTCGACCGGCCGCCACACGATCGAGGGCTTACTGAGTTACCTGGCCGGGATGGCGGGCCAGAACGGCGAGAACGGCACCACGAGCATCCAGGGTGATATTACGCACGTTGGGGGCAGCCTCTCCTCAAACGGCGTAGTGGTGCACCTGCACTTCCATGGCGGAGTTCAGCGCGGTGGATCAAATACGGACGGTCCTGCATGAGCATCGGAATGTCTACCGGGACCGGCCGCGCAATCGAAGAAATGGACCACCTTCGTCAGTCCATTCTCCAGATCCTATGGACGCGGGTAGGCAGTCGGGTCAAACGGCGCACCTTCGGTAGCCTGCTGCCCGAACTGATCGACCAACCCTTGAATGACTACACCATCATCCAGCTTTATGCAGCCACAGCGACGGCGCTGCTGATGCATGAGCCGCGGCTGCGCTTAACAAGCGTTCAGCTTGCCATCGACGCGGACCGCCCAGGCGCAGCGACTTTGGAGATCTCCGGAACCGCCTCGCTGAATGGTAGGCGTCGCCCCGTGTCGCTGAGCGTGCCCTACGCCCAAGGAACCGCAGCATGAGCATTGTCACGTCCCCGATCGATCTATCCCTGCTGCCGGCGCCAGACGCGCTGCAGGTGGTCGACTTCGAAGAAATCTATGCCAGTCGAAAACAGCGCCTGGTAGACCTGTTCCCGCCCGAAGTGCAGGGCGAAGTGTACGAGACGCTGGCGCTCGAATCTGAGCCGATGTCCAAGCTCCTGCAGGAAAACTCGTACCGAGAAATGGTCATACGCCAGCGTGTGAACGACTGCGTTCGGCGTGTCTTGCTCGCGTTCGCCAAAGGGACCGATCTGGACCACCTCGGCGCCCGGTACTATGTCAAGCGTTTGGTTGTGCAGGCGGCTGACCCCAATGCGTCGCCGCCGCTGCCGCTCATCATGGAAGATGATGATGCGTATCTCGAGCGAATTCAGGACGCCTACGAAGGTCTGTCCGTCGCCGGCCCCAGGGGCGCCTACGAGTTCCATACCCGTTCCGCCGATGGAAGGGTGGTCGATGCCCGTGCCATAAGCCCAGCGCCCTGCGACGTAGAGGTCTACGTGCTGTCTTTCGAGGGTGACGGAACGGCCAGCCAAGAACTGCTCGATGTCGTGGCCGCGGCCCTGAACGATGAAGAAATCAGGCCGCTGGGCGATCGCGTCATGGTTTTGTCGTCAGACATCGTCCCATACCAGATCAAAGCCAAGCTGCACATGAAATCTGCCGGGCCAGGCAGGAAGCAGGCGGTCGAGCTCGCGCGGGAGCTGACGGCTGCTCACGCCCACCGGCGCAAGCGGCAGGGATGGTCTGTCTGGCTTTCCAAACTTGATTCCTTGATGCACGTCGAAGGGGTCGAGCGCGTCGAGATCATCGAGCCAGCCGAGGACATTGAACTGCTGGAGAGCCAGGCGGCTTACTGCACTGGCATCGATATCCGGGATGCCGAGGAGGCGGAAGAGTAGCTATGGCCGCCATCACCCTGCTACCCGCCAGCAGCACGTCCCTGGAGCGCAACATTGCCCAGGCCGGAGCGGACATCGAGCTTATCGATGCGACGGTCATTGTGCGAGTCACGCGTGTGGACGATGCGCCGGTGGACTTCCTTCCTTATTTGGCATGGGAAGTATCGGTCGACCGCTGGTCGGACGCCTGGCCGGAGGCGACCAAGCGCCAGGTCATCAAGGAATCGTTCTATGTGCACAAGCGCAAGGGAACGATCGCATCGTTGCGCCGGGTGGTCGAGCCGTTTGGCTACCTGCTCAAGGTGGTTGAGTGGTTTCAAGAAACCCCGCCGGGACCGCGCGGAACCTTTCGCCTCGACATAGGCGTCAATAACGAGGGCATTACCGAAGAGGTCTATCTGGAGCTCGAGCGCCTGATCGCCGATACGAAGCCCCTTTCACGTCACATGTTGGGGCTGAATATCACGCTTCTGACGCGAGGCACCTGCTACATAGGTGCGACAACGCTGCTGGGCGATACAACCACTGTTTATCCGCCAGATCCCCAAGATATCGAAATTTCAAGTGCGCCGCACTATCGCGCCGCTACACACATCATTGATACCGTTTCTGTGAGGCCCTTGCTATGAGCCAAATCTATTTCACCACCCTGACCGCCATCGGCGAAGCCAAGCACGCCAACGCAGCTGTAACCGGCAACAAGGTTGAGTATGCGACATTGGAGGTAGGCGACGGCAATGGTGTCGTTCCTGTTCCAGACCGCAACCAGACGAGCCTGGTGAACCGAGTACGTTCCCACGGGATCAACACAGTCATGATCGACCCGGACAACCCCTCTCAGATCATCGTAGAGCAGGTCATTCCAGAGGACGTGGGCGGCTGGTGGATCCGCGAGGTCGGTATTCGCGATGTCGCTGGCGATTTGATCGCCGTGGCAAGCGTGCCACCCACCTACAAGCCGGTGCTGCTGGAGGGATCGGGCCGCAACCAGATCATTCGCGTTGTCCTGTTGCTCGCGAGCACCAGCGTAGTGGAGCTCAAAATCGACCCTGCTATCGTCGTTGCCACCAGGAAGTATGTCGACGATCTTGTTACTGCTCCGTCAGGCGTAGAGGAAGGTACGTACGGAAGCACGAGCGAGTACCCAGTTTTCACAGTTGACTCGCGCGGCCGTATCGTGCATGCCGGCACCATAGAGACAGTGTCGGTATGGGATGACATACCCGATCAAAATATCGGGGACATCATCTTTGTCAAGGGCTTGGGGGAAATGTGGTGGGTGGATAACGAATTTCTCACTGGCTATCGGACGAAGTGGTGCGGGATCCCCGCACACACGCTCGACAGAGCCAACCGCTCGTGGACAATATCGCTGCGCGGCGGCACCTTCGACAAGAGCCTAAAGAAGTACCACGGGCTCTATTCGTGGATCCTCGAAAACGATTTGATGGTGCCGGCTGCAGAGTACGAAGACGGCGAGGGCTTCTTCGCCGAGCTCGGCGGCAACATCGTAAAAGTGCCGAATTTTGATGATATGTTCTGGCGGAGCATCGGAACTGACCGTGACACTGCAAATGCAACATTGCTCGGAGGCCGAAAGGGTGACAGTTTGAAAAACCACATTCATGGACTGATCACCTCCGGTGGCACGGCAGGGCCGGGATCAGCAGCGCTACCAGATCACCTATTTGAAGCATGGTCTGGAAATTCCAATCCGGGCCTAGCAGGGATATCTGCTGCAGTGACTTACGGTGTTGGATCTGCTGAAACAGCCCCCAAACACACCTATCTGCACCCTCGACTGTGCATCTGACTGCAAATGCAAGAGTGCTGGGGTCTGGGCAGCTGGATGCGCTCCAAAATATTACGGGAACATTTGCAGCAGGCTCCGCCACTGGCTTTCCAGCCAGTACCCTAACCACTGGTGCGTTTGTTGCGGGCCAGGGAGGAGTGCTGGAAAACATGCTTGGCACGCAGACCGGCTCGACGAGATTCTTAGGGATCAACGCATCGCGAGTCGCACGAACCTCAGCCGAGACACGAGGTGCAAACGTAGCATTAGTCCCCATGCTACACGTGTAGCCTAGGATGCATCGCCACGTTGACTCCCCGGGTTTCAGATGATGACCGTGCGACACGGGCGCTATCGAATGTAAAAGAGTCTCCGCGTTTCTGGGCTGGCACTTCCACTGACACCCCATTAATGTTCTCAGATCCTTCGGTATTGGCCGAAATTCTGAATACCCCACTCCCGCCCGCTGCTATACCGGCGTGGGCCGTGGTTTGTGAGGGACGACTATTCATCGTGCCGGCGAGCTGCTGCAGCGCATCTAATTGCCGCGTCCCCAGGGCTCTTGCATTTGCAGTTACAGGCACAGACGTGGATGGAAAGCTGTGTTGATACCGCGGGTCTCAGAGGATGATCGGGCTACGAGCTCTGTGTCCATGCTAATGACATCCATAGCTCGAAATGGATGTTCTCCTGACAGCATGTTGTGAATTACCCCGGCAGGAGTCGCGGCTCGTGCTGAGTATCTGAATACCCCGTTCCCCCCGTATATGCTGCCAGGGGTATTCTGTCCAGGATCATCCCCAGCTCGCCCGTGTATTTGTCCCTGAAGGCGCTGCATTGCATCCGCTTGCGCCGATCCTAGCGTCCGCGCATTTGCAGCGAGATGTACACACCACTGCAAATGCAAGAGTGCTGGGGTCTGGGCAGTTGGATGCGTTCCAGGAGTTCGAGGGAACCGTTTCATTTCACGCATCGTCATCAGGAACCCCGCTTGGCGGGGCAACAGGAGCATTCCAGCCCATAGTGGCAAATTCATCCGGTATGAATACCCCCATATCCGCCGGCATCAGCAGCTACAACGCGGCCAAGCTCAGGCCGGCCGCAGTAGCTCGCACCTCAACCGAAACGAGGGGCGCTAACGTCGCGCTACATCCACGCTTACACGTATAGCCGAGGCGCCAATGCCGCATTGGCGCCTCGGGTTTCAGTCGAGGCGCGAGCTACCCTGGACGCATCAAACGATACGTCTGAAATAATTGTGACCCCGGATGGGTTTACGCCATCAATGCGGTTTCCCAGCCCCTTAAAAAATGCACCGTTTGGATCTCCTCCGTAGGTCGGTGCGAGAATCCGCATGCCGCTACCGGTGATGTTTTGCAGCGCATCCAACTGCCTAGACCCCAGGGGCCTTGCATTTGCAGTTACAGGCACAGACGTGGATGGAAAGCTGTGTTGATCGCTCGGGTTTCGCTACCGCCGAAGGAATGAATCGATGAACTGCCGACAGCTACCCCACCCCCGCGCACGTAAAGACGACTCCCTGGGGATGTTCCATCTGCAGCTATCTCATAGTTATGAGCGTGCCTTTCTAAACTGCCGTCCTGTTTTGTTCCCAGTGCCCTTGCATTTGCAGTCAGATGTACAGGCGTGGGTGTAGAGCTGTGTTGGCGCTGCGCGTTTCGACAGACGTTCTTGCGACCGTTTCTGTGTCCATCGTGAACCCAATGGCGACGAAGGCGGAAGCACCTGACTGGAGAGGATAATTAGATGTGCTATGAGGGGAAAACACTCCGTTCGTCGAGGTTGCCGCATTTGATCTCAGTACGCCACCGACCTGGCCATAGATTCTCTCCATGGCATCTTGCTGGACTGATCCGAGCTGCCTTTCATTTGCAGTGACGAGGCCACGTCAGACATGGATCCGCGGCAAGAAGGAAACGTTCTGGGGCCTATTTTCGGCCGCGGTCGGCACTGTATTCGAACTGTTGAGTTCGTATCTCCTCACCCCCGCAAGTTTATCGCCACTGCCGCCCACAGAGAAAGTGTTGACCAGGGTCCAGGGGAACAGCTCACTGCCCCCGGAGTTCGAAGAGGAATTATTAGTCAAGATGTCCACGATCGCACCACTCAATCTCCTGGTGGCATCCCCCTGAAAACTGCCGAGCGCTCTTGCATTTGCAGTGCAACGGACGGATAAGCTCTATACACAACTTGCACCGATAGTCATTCGCGCGCGCGTGGGGCAAAGTGAGCACTCATTCAATTTGAGAGTGCGCCAATGTCCTTCGAACCTATTCTGGTGTCCCGCATCGACCCGCAGACGATGCTATTCGTGTACAACGAAACTGTGCAGGCGCAGCCCGATGGTGAGTACCAGGTTCCCGGCAATTGCATTCTTGTGCTGGCGCCGGAGGTTGGCGAGAACGAATGTCCCAAATGGATCACCGACCTGAAAAAGATGGACCTCCGCTTTGGCCACCCTGGAACCGGATCATGGGAGGTTGTGCAGGACTACCGGCAGGCGGAGCTCTACAGGACCGACAACGGTGACAAGTACGAACTTGGCTCCGATGTGGACAGTGTCTCGTACGACGGCATTGGCGAGCTTCCTGCCTGGCTGACGCTCGAGGCTCGTCCCTCGCGTTTTCACCACTATATCGATGGCGCGTGGGTGCTGGACGATCAGGAAGAGCTCGAGGCGCTGATCAATGACAAGGTGACGGAGCTATCGATCGCGTGCCAGGCCCGCATATACGCCGGCTTCGAATCCTCTGCCCTGGGCCAGGAACATCATTATCCAGCCATGGATAAAGACCAGCAGAACCTCACAGCTTCGGTATTGGACTCGACTGTGCCGGGCCTGCCCGAAGGCTGGGCGACGCCATTCTGGTGCGAAATAGGTGGAGAGTGGGCGTTCCGTCTGCACACGGCTGAACAAATCCAGGCGGTAGGTCGCGCTGGCAAGGCCGTGATACTGGCGTGCATGGCGCAAAACAGTGTGTTGGCGAACGCGGCGCGCAACGCGAAAAACAAGGCCGTGCTGGCAGATATTTCCTGGTCTGATCCAGATCTCGAGCAGTTTTAAATAAAAGACGCGGCGTTGTGATGGGTGCGTCAACACCCGCCACAACCCGCATCAGCAGAGTGACCTGCATGAATTGGCCAAGGCCGCGCCACCTGTCGACAGGCGGGGCAAGGTTAACATGAATAACAGGATGTTACTCTATGCATTCCCCTATCATTCCCTGGATCGGCGGCAAGCGCCGGCTTGCAAAAACGCTTCTTCCCTTGTTCCCCGAGCATGACTGCTACGTCGAGCCCTTCGCCGGCGGCGCCGCGATGTTCTTCTTGCGGCCCTCGCCGGCCAAGGTGGAAGTGCTGAACGACATGAACAGCGATCTCGTGAACCTCTATCGCGTCGTTCAGCACCACCTCGAAGAGCTAGTACGCCAGTTCAAGTGGGCGCTGATCAGCCGGGAGATGTTCAAGTGGCTGAAAATAACGCCATTGGACACGCTCACGGACATTCAACGCGCTGCGCGCTTCTTCTACATGCAGCATATGGCCTTTGGTGCCAAGGTGGCCGATCAGTCCTTTGGCACGGCCACCACCAGTAAGCCCGGCCTGAACCTGCTGCGCATCGAAGAAGCGCTGTCTGCGGCCCATCTTCGTCTCGCCCAGGTGTTCATTGAGCACTTGCCGTGGCAGGAGGTCGTCAAGCGATACGACCGGGCGCATACGTTTTTCTTCATGGACCCTCCGTACTGGCAGACCGCTGGCTACGGAGAAAGCTTTCCATGGGAAGAATACGAGCAACTGGCCACGGCCATCGCATCCATGAAAGGAAAGTCCATCGTGACGCTGAACAACCATCCAGACATCCGGAAGCTGTTCAAAGGCTTCAACGTCCGTACCGCGCCGATCCGATACACGGTAGGTGGTGGCGCCGGCAGCCAGGCCAGTGAGCTGATAATCCAGAACTGGAAATAGAAGGTATGTCGCGAGCATCCTAAGCATAGGTTACCTCCAGCTCCGGAGTCTGTCGGATCTTCTCGAGCTGCCGCTTGCCCAGGGTGCTGCGCGCCAGCTTCTTTGCCAGCTCCCTACCATCTGGGTGGTAATAACGAAGCAGCATCCGGGTATCTTTCCAGCCGCCCACCTTCGCCAGCTCGTGCATTTCGAAGATGGTGGCCAGGATCGACGTGGACTCGTGGCGTAGATCGTGGAAACGCAGGTCGACAAAGTACTCGTCCCGCGGCGTCCGATTGTATTTCCGGCACAGATCCTCATACTGCCTACGTGCCTTTTTCCTGGCCCGAATGAACGACCTGGTAATGGCCTCCGGAGTGATGCTGAAAATGCAACCCCTGGCCGGCTTGTTTGCCAGGTACTGGCGCATGACGTGCTTTGCAAACGGAGTCAGCGGCACGATCCGGGATCCGCCATTCTTCGTCATTGACAGGAAAATCGTCCCATGCACCAGGTCGATATTTTCCCGTCGCACTCCTGCGATCTCTGACCGGCGCATTCCTGTCTCGATCGCCAGCATGACGATGATGGGAAGCTCGCGGCTACGAGTCGCTCGGATAATCCACTGGAGCTCATTGCGTGGGCATTCCTGCAGGGATACGCCCCGCAACATGATGCGCTTGTATATGCGGCGCGTACGGCCGTCCTGCACTGCTGGCCGGCGTACCAGTTCCACCGGATTGGCCAGCATCGGCATAGACCAGTCCTTCCTGGCCACGGTATAGAGGTGGGAGATAAGCGCAAAACGCCGAACCACGGTGGCCGGCTTATACTTCGCCAGCCATTCGTCTCGGGTTCTGATCAGATCGGTACTTAGAATGCTGCCAATGGGGCGCTGCGCCAGCGGCGTCTTGCGCCAGGCACGAGCCAAAGAAGGCTCGGCACTCCCACTGCGTTTTGTTGGGGACACCTCAAGTAGATATCGATCTAGCGCTTGATCCAAAGTTGGGGTAGTCTTGCGGCGCGGGCTCTTTCGTGAAATAGTTTTCATAGAAAAAAACAAATCAACGAATATCGGTCGTGCTTTCGCGATACAAAAAGCATGTCAGCATCGAGAACCGCAGTTTTCTTCACTCAGTGCCGAGACGCCGGGCGGGCTATAGTGTTTGGCTGGCTTGGCAAAGCCACATAGCAAAGCACGGGCAGATGAAAGAATCGGCCCCCAGCCTCAGCATTACGACTATTGATTCCCCCATAGTCTTGACTGAGGTTGAACATGGCTACCGATTACCACCACGGCGTACGCGTCAACGAAATTGACGGCGGATCTCGCCCCATCCGAACGATCAGCACTGGCATCATCGGATTTGTTGCAACCGGTGAAGATGCTGACGCTGAGCAATTCCCGTTGAACCGCCCCGTTCTGCTTACCAACGTCAAGTCAGCACTGGGCAAGGCTGGTGATACCGGCACACTGGCCCGCACGCTGGACATCATTTCCGCCCAGACGTCGCCGCTGACCGTCGTGGTCCGTGTCGAACAGGGTGACGACGACGCAGAGACCACCGCCAACGTTGTCGGTACTGTCACCGCGCAGGGCCAGTACACCGGCTTGCAAGCCTTGTTGGCGGCGCAAAGCGGCGGTCCACGCGTGAAGCCTCGCATTCTGGGCGCCCCAGGCCTGGAGAATGCCGCGGTGACCGCTGAGCTCGGCTCCATTGCCCAGAAGCTTCGGGGCTTCGCCTACGCGTCCGACATGGAGAGCCAAACCAAAGAGGAATGCGCTGCATTCCGTGAAACGTTCGGCCAACGTGAGCTCATGGTGATCTGGCCGGAGTTCATGCGCTTCAACACGGCCACGGCGACCGAGCAGGCCATCGCCGCCAGCGCGGCCGCGCTGGGTGTACGCGCTAAGATCGACGAGGAAATCGGATGGCATAAAACGCTGTCGAACTACGTTGTGAACGGTGTCACAGGTATTTCCAAAGACGTGTACTGGGATCTGCAAGACCCTGCCACCGATGCCGGATACCTGAACGAGAAGGACATCACCACGCTGATCAATGAAACAGGCTTCCGTTTCTGGGGTAGCCGTACCTGCGCCGGCCCGACGAGCCTATATCCGTTCGAGAATTACACGCGCACGGCCCAGGTCATCGCGGACACGATGGCCATCAACCATTTCTGGGCGGTAGACGGCCCCATGAATCCGTCGTTGATCAAGGACATCCTGGAGGGCGTCAACAGCAAGTTCCGCGAATGGAAGACGCTGGGCTACGTGATTGATGGTCAAGCGTGGTTCGATCCGGAGCCGAACACGCCGGAGGTGCTGTTTTCGGGCAAGGCCTACATCGACTTCGACTACACGCCGGTGCCGCCGCTGGAAAACCTGAACTTCCGTCAGCGGATCACAAACCGCTACTTGGTGGATTTCGCCAACCGAATCGTCCAGGCCGTCTAAAGAAAGGCAAAGGCTCGACCGGCGTCGTCGGGCTGCCATGAAACGTACAGGAGAAAGCCATGTCTTTGCCGCTGAAACTCAAGAACTTCAACCTATTCAACGACGGCCAGAACTACATCGGCAAAGTCGCCGAGATCACTCCCCCAAAGCTCACAGCAAAGATGGAGGAGTGGCGCGCCGGCGGTATGGACGCTCCGATCGATATCGACCTCGGCATGGAGAAGCTGTCAATGGAATGGACGGTGGGCGGGTACGTCAAGCAAGTACTCACCCAGTTCGGCTCATTGCGTCACAACGGCGTGCTGCTGCGTTTTGCCGGTGCCCTGCAAAGCGATGACCTTGAAGACGTTCAGGCCGTGGAGATCATCATGCGAGGCCGGCATTCGGATATCGACTTTGGCACGGCTAAGGCCGGCGACGATACGGCCAAGAAGATCACGTCTTCACTGAGCTACTACAAGCTGACGATGAACGGCGAAGAGCTCGTGGAGATCGATATTCCGAACATGGTCAAACGCATCGGCGGCAAGGATCTGATGGATCCGTTCCGGCTGGCGCTCGGCCTTTAAGCAACACAGCGCGGCGGCGACCACGCCGCTTGAAACACCCGACTTCTCATTGAGGAAACCATGACTAAGCAAGAACAGAATCCGGGCGATGTTCAGGACGTCGCAATGACGACAGAAGGCCAGGTACAAAAGACCGATTTCGTGTCGGTACCGCTCGACGTGCCGCTGAAGCGCGGCAGCCAGACGATCCAATCCATCACGATCCGCAAACCCAACCCCGGCGCGATGCGGGGCTTGAATCTCGTCGACATCAGCATGATGAACGTATCGGCGCTTCAAAAGCTACTGCCTCGCATTACCGATCCTGCCCTGACCGAAGCCGAGATCGCCCGCAGCCTGGATCCGGCCGACCTGACTTCCATTGGCATCGAGGTAGTGGGTTTTTTGCTCAAGAAGCAGGACAAGCAGGGCTTCCAAGAAACGTCGACGACGTGATGGCCGATCTGGCCATTGTCTTTCACTGGACACCCAGCGACATGGCGGATATGCCGCTGGCCGAACTGATGGACTGGCGGGAACGCGCCCGAGTACGCGTAGAACCCGACTCATAACGGGTGCAGGGTCGAGAGGAAAGCATGGACAAGACCCTACAACTGAAAGTCATTGCCGCCTTGCAGGACAAGCTGTCCGGACCGTTGAACCGCATGCGCGGGGCCGGCAGCAAGACTGCCACGTCCGTAAAGGATTTACGAGACCGACTCAAGGGGCTGGAGGCCACGCAACGCGACGTAGGCAAGTTCCGCGAGCTCTCCCGCGGTCTGACCCAGACTTCCACCGGTCTACAGGCTGCCCAGGGGCGTGTGGCGGAATTGGCCCGCGCCATCAAAAGCACTGACGAGCCTACGGCGGCCATGCGCCGCGAGTTCAATCAAGCGGTGCGCGCTGCGCAGAAACTCAAGAACGAGCACCAGCAGCAGTCTCAAAAGCTGCAGGGGCTACGCGATCGCCTCAACGCCGCCGGAGTATCCACGCGCAACCTTGGCAGCGGCGAACGGGAGCTGCGAAGCAACATCGGCCGAACCAATGAGCAACTCGAGCAGCAGCGCGCAAAGCTTGCACAGGTGGCCCAGCAGCAGCGTCGACTGACTGAGGCGCGAGAACGGTATGGTAGGAGCCAGCAGTTGGCCAGCAGCATGGCTGTTTCCGGCGCCGCTGGTTTTGCCGCCGGCTCCAGCGTTTTGTACGCCGGCGCGCGGCTTATGGCGCCTGGAATACAATTTGACGCCGATATGAGCCAGGTGCAGTCCCTGACACGGTTGGAGAAGGACAGTGCGGAACTTGCCGCGTTGCGCAAACAGGCGCGGCAACTCGGTGCCGATACCATGTTCAGTGCCACTGAAGCCGCACAGGGCCAAGGGTTCCTCGCCATGGCCGGCTTCGGCCCTCAGGCCATTCTCGAGGCGATGCCCGGCCTCCTCGATATGGCCAAGGCCGGCGGGAACGAGCTTGCGGAAACAGCGGACATAGCCTCGAACATTCTGACCGGTTTCGGCATACCCGCCGACCAGATGGGCCGCGTGGGCGACGTGCTGGTGGGGGCTTTCACGCGCTCCAACACCAATCTGGCCATGTTGGGCGAAACCATGAAGTATGCCGCGCCCATTGCTTCTAGCCTGGGCCAGGACATCGAAACCGTGGCGGCCATGGCCGGAAAGCTGGGCGATGCCGGTATCCAGGGTGGCATGGGCGGAACGGCATTGCGATCGATATTGAATCGGCTTTCTGCTCCACCAAAGGCTGCGGCAAATGCGCTGGACACGCTTGGCATTTCCGCCTCGACCGCAGACGGCAACCTCCGGCCCATGCCAGAGTTGCTCAAAGAAATCTACGAGCGCACGAAGAAGATGGGCGACACAGAGCGTGCCGGCCTGCTCAAGGGATTGGCCGGTGAGGAGGCCGTCAGCGCCATGCAGGTGCTGGTCAAACAGGCCGGCTCCGGCGAGTTGCAAGCTTTCATCGGCACCCTGCGGGAGACTCAGGGCGAGGCGGCAAAGACGGCCAAGATCATGGGCGACAACCTGGTGGGCGATCTGGATGAGCTCAGCAGCGCCTGGGAAGATCTCGGCATTCAGTTGCAGGAGCAGCAGAACGGACCAATGCGCGAGACCGTTGTGATGCTGGCTGACATCGTGGGAGCCGTCAAAGACTGGATGGTGGCCAACCCGGAGCTCACCAGCACCCTGGTCAAGGTAGCCGCTGTGATGGCTCTGGTCATCGCCGCAGGCGGCGCCATCACCATCGGCCTGGCCAGCATCATCGGGCCGTTGGCCATGCTGCGCTATGGCATGGCGATTCTCAGCATTCGCGGTGGCGGGCTGGCGCGTATCTTTACGGCTCTCGGACGGACGGCACTTCCCTTAGTAGGTAAAGGCCTGTTGTTCATCGGTCGCGCGCTGATGATGAATCCTATAGGGCTTGCTGTCGCCGCCATTGCGACAGCCGCCTACCTGATCTACCGCTACTGGGAGCCGATCAAGGCCTTCTTCAGTGACTTATGGGTGGAAGTTAAGACCGCGTTCGCCGGCGGCGTGGCGAGCGTGGCCGCGCTGATCTTGAACTGGTCTCCCGTTGGCCTGTTCTATCAGGCCTTCGCCGCCGCCATGAACTACTTGGGCGTCGAGCTGCCGGGCAAGTTCACCGAATTCGGCTCCATGCTGGTATCGGGCTTGATCGCTGGCATTCGGAATATGGGAAGCGCGGTCAAAGATACGGTAACGGGCCTCGGCTCCGACGTGATGGGATGGTTCAAAGAGAAGTTGGGCATCAACTCTCCAAGCCGTGTCTTTGTCGGATTCGGCGAGAACATATCCGAGGGAGCGGCGCAAGGCATATCTCGGAGCCAGACTCTGGCCGAACGTGCTGCTACGGCACTGGCCGCAGGCGTAGTGGCTGCTGGAGCCATGTCGCCGGCGCTGGCCCAAAGCCTGCCGCCGATCAATTTCGACACTCGGCCCAGCATTACGTCTCAGGTGTCTGGCGGGCGTGCGCTTGGCGCGAACGCGCCAGCCAATATTACGGTAGAAGGCGATCGGGTAGAGATCCATATCCACGCTGCACCCGGCATGAACGCTCAAGATATCGGCCGAGCTGTGGCTGCCGAGCTCGATCGGCGCGAACGCGAGAAACTGGCCCGGGCTCGTTCCGCGCTGGCCGACTACGGAAATTAGGTGACAGTTATGATGATGGCCCTGGGCATGTTCATATTCAGTATCCACACGGCGGCGCACATGTCGTTGCAGCGCCGGACCAATTGGCGTCACACAGCGAATTCACGTGTCGGCGCACGCGCAGGATATCAGTATGTCGGTCTCGGTGATGAAACGCTGACTCTACCGGGCTGGATCGCGCCCGGCCAGATGGGCAGCAGTGTCGCCCTCAAGATGCTGCGTGACATGGGTAATACTGGCAAAGCTTTCACGTTGGTTGACGGTCTAGGCGTGTTCCATGGGCTGTACATACTGGCCGATTTTGACGAAACCCACACCTACTTGAGCCGGCATGGCCGGGGCCGCAAGATCGAATTCAGCCTGAACCTGACCCGCATCGACGAAGACCAGGCCGATCAGCTCTTGGGCGACCTGAAGCTGCCCCAGTTCGGCCCCGCTGGCACCTCTTTGGGCGAGCTCCTATGAGTCTGTTCAGCCCCGCGTACCCGCGGCCGATATGGCGTATCTCGCTCGATGGCCGCGACCTTGCCGACCTGATCAACCCTCGATTTATGTCGCTGTCGTTGACAGAGACCCGCGACGATCAGGCCGATCAACTCAGCCTGAATTTAAGCGACCACGACGGACTGCTTGAGATCCCGCCCAGAGGAGCCGTAATTCGATTAGCCATGGGCTGGAGCACCACCGGACTGGTCGACAAGGGGAGCTTTACGGTCGATGAGACTGGCCACCGAGGCGCGCCTGATATGGTTTCCCTACGCGCACGAAGCGCCGATATGACTGGCCCGTTACGCACTCGCACCGAGCGCAGCTTCCATGGGAAGACCATTCGCCAGGTCGTCAATGAAGTTGCCCTAGCCCACGGCCTGACGGCGGTAGTGGGCCAGGAATTTGCCAACAAGGTAATCAAGCACATCGATCAAACGAACGAATCCGACGCTGCATTCCTAAAACGTGTTGGCAAGCGCTACGATGCCGTGGCCACGATCAAAGATGGAAAGCTGCTCTTCATGCCCGTGCGGGGTGCAAAAACGGCCAGCGGCCAGGATATGCCAGTGTGGGAAGTATTGCGCCGCGATGGTGATCAGCATGAGTTTCTAACTACTGGCCGGGACGCCTATACCGGCGTCAAAGCATTTTGGATGGATCCGCGCAAGCAGGTGCGTCGCAGTGTAATGGTGGGCGTGACGGGGAATGTGAAGCATCTGCGCGACACATATGCCAATGAGGTAGATGCACTGGCGGCAGCACAATCCGAATGGCAACGCATCCGTCGTGGGCTGTCGACCATGCGCTTCGTCATGGCTGCCGGAATACCTCAACTTTCGGTACAACACAAGATTCTGTTCCCGGACATGAAATCACCTATCAATGAAATTGAGTGGTTGATTCGGGAGCTCACGCATAGTGTGGACGAATCTGGCTTGACAACGAACTTGGATTTAGAAATGTTCGATAAAGAAGACGCCAGTGCGGAAGATGACGCTATCGAACTTGAGTAAACACCGCTAGTTTGCCACCGGCTCGCCAATTATCGTGATCTTCATGTCCGGATCAAACCTCGTGTTGGCCCAGTAGGTATCCGACTTTTCGCCTTCGACTCTCCACCCGATGAAAGTGAAGCCGAAGTTCTTATTGCTGCTTTCCTTGATCTCGGTGGCAAGCTGGCCCAGTGTTTGTTCATCAACCTTTTCAGGCAACGTGGCTTCTACAGTACGTTTGATCGGGCCCATGGCCTCGTCTTTCGTGATCGTGTATTTCGTTTCTCCAGCCAATGCCGTGGCAAGCGAGAATGCCATGGCAACAGCACAAAGCAGGCCGGTGATTGCTCGTTTCTGGATAGGAAGGGTTCTCATACAGGCTCCTAACTTGGTTGAATCACACTAACAATGTCACTGACACTTTTCCTTTTTTTATCGGTGTCGCTGAGCGCCGTTTTTCTCAATAACTGCTCGAGCACCAAGGCGAGATCGGCGCCAGACACTGCAATTTGAATGTTCCCGCTGCCCTGAATGCATTGCATTGATACCGGATCAGATGAAATCTGGACGTTCTGGTCGCCCGTTATGCGCTGGCGGGATGCATTGTTGTTCACAGCATTCTCAGCGACCAGTTGCCCCGCAAGCCGCAAAAAATTGTCGTGTTTCTGCGCCCTGTCTTTCTTGCTGCTGATGCTCGTCACGTTGCTATATCGATCATGCGCCATGCGGTATATCTCCATCAGGTCGGTTCAAGCAGCCTTTATAAGCAGTTTCGCCAACGGTGCTGCTTCACCATCCCCGCTCCTGACAGCTTGATATAGCGCTTCGGCGGCTAGACGTTTCTTGTCTGCTGGCATTGTTTTCCCCGCGCTGAGTAGGGCTTCGTCCAGCGCTTGCCACGCCGTAGAAAGAAGGTCCAATTCGCGCTCCATATCGGCCTGGGATAAAGCCCGTTTACCTGAGACGAGATACGTGACATCCACCCCGTGAGCGAACACTGCTTCTAAGTAGGCGGAATCGGGCTTTCGCGTTCCTTTCTCATAGGTGAGCTGGGCTTGTTTCAGTACGCCCGCCAGCGCGCCGAAATCGGTTTGGTTCATCCCTAGCCTCTTGCGCTCCTCTGCCAGTCTCGAGCCAAAGTTACTCATTTGTTTACCTTTTTCGTTTCAAGTGCTTGACAGGTACGTATTTGCGTACCAAAATAACAACCGTCTCCATTGTTATCGAGTGTCACACCATGAAACATAACACCAAGGCAGTGCCGCGCGCATCAAAAACCGCGAAAAATCGCATGATCGGTCTTCGTCTCGACCCCGAATTTATGCGCGAGATTGAACAACTGGCCGAAGCCGAAGAGCGTTCCCTTGCCGATACAGCACGTATTTGCGTGCGCATTGGATTGAAAGAGCGACTGGCGTCTATCGGCAGCACCGCGGGCAAATAGACATGGCCAAGCGAATAGGCATGCGGTGCCCGCACTGCGGCTCTCGCGCCCAGATCCGGACCTCCGTCGAACAAAGCCCCACGCTGCGCGACGTGTACTTCCTTTGCCAGAACTTGGTTTGCGGCCACTCATGGGTAGCCACCCTGGAAGCCGTGCGCACGATCGCGCCGAGCGGCCTGCCCAATCCACTCGTGGATCTACCGGTTTTGCCTCGCAATGAGGTCGAGCGTGTGCACGACCTGCTTAATCCCACCTCTCAACGGAGCATCTTCGATGAATAACTTCAGCCATACACCTACCGACTTGCACCAGGTCCGGGACATCCAAGACGGGCTGCAGATCCGTGCCCTGGGGTTCATCCAGAAGCATGCCGGCTCCCACCTTGATCGGAAGCACCTGCTCAAGCGGGCCATGGCCTACCTCGTAGACCTTCACCCAATGGCCGAGCAGACGGCCGAAACCATCGCAGCCCGCGCTTTGTGCGAGTACGAAAGCCGGGGTGCAGCGCTAACCCTGGACCTGGACAACAGCACCGCCTACATGCTGGTGGTCAACGATCCCTCGCGCGGATGCAAGCGCGTGTTCTCCATGGCTGATATCCGCCGACTTCTGTCCACCGCCGACATGGCGCCCATACGCACGCCGTCCTACTCGGCGGCGATGGCCGGCACGGCCACCCCCCAGTAGCAAACCCCCAGAGGCCTAGCGGCCCGGACCTTGCCGACCCCGGCACGCGCGGAACTTGGCGCGTGCCGGGCGACGACCACCTTTTGATTGACTTCCTTATGAGCATGTCCCCGGATCTACTTACCGACGCATTGGCCCATCTCGCCGAGTTCGAATTCAAGGAACGTGGCGGTTGGTTGCGTCAGGGACGTTGCCCATCGTGCAGCCGCAAAGAGCTCTATACCAAAGCCGATGCACCCTGGGTTGTTCGGTGCGGGCGGCTCAACAACTGTGGGTACGAGATCCACATCAAGGAGCTATATCCCCAGTTGTTCGAGCAATGGTCGAGCCGATATCCATCCACTCCCAAAAACCCCAACGCCGCAGCGGAAGCCTACTTGTCCATCCACAGAGGCTTCGACATTTCAAAAATTCGTGGCTGCTATACCCAGGAAACCTATTTCGACCAGAAGCTCAACGCCGGCACTGCCACGGTCCGCTTTCAGATTGGCGATACCTGGTGGGAACGGCTCATCGACCAGCCCGGCCGCTTCGGTAAAAAGGCCAGATTCAAGTACGGCGGTAGCTACCAAGGACAGTGGTGGGTGCCGCCGGGCGTACATCCGCTGAATTCCCAGAAGCTTTGGCTGGTGGAAGGGATTTTCGATGCCATCGCGTTGATGCATCACGGCATTGATGCGTTGTCGCTGATGTCATGTAACAACTACCCAGAGAAGGCGCTGGCCGAGCTCAAAGCGAACAGGCCAACAGGGTCCACGCTCCCTGTGCTGGTCTGGGCGCTGGACGGCAATGAGGCCGGCAGAAGGTACATAAGAAAGTGGAAGGCACGAGCCGAGTCTGAAGGTTGGCTTTGCCAGGCAGCGGTAATTCCCCAGCGGGGCCGTACCCAACAAGACTGGAGCGACCTGCATTTGCTCGATCGAGCACAGGAAGACCCCGAGAAGCTGCACCTCTCACAGGAGGGCCTCAAGCGCTACCTGCACGAAGGTGCGCTGCTCACAGCAAAGACAGCAAGTGAAAAAGGCCTGCTGATCTACAACAACAGCAACAACCATACGGAGTTCGAGTTCGCACACAGCAACCGTCTGTACTGGTTCAAGCTGGACGTCGACAAATACCAGCATGCCCTGAACCGGATCGGCGAAGAAAACGGCGGGCTGAGTGACGACGAGTTGCGGGAACGCGCCCTGAACGAATCCAACAGCATCCGGGAGATTGCGAACTGCCTTCCAGTGCCGCTGTACTTTCAGGAGAACCGGATCACTGACGAGTCCTGGTACTACTTTCGCGTCACATTTCCCCATGACGGAAAGCCCGTCAAGAACACCTTCACCAGCTCTCAGGTCTCCACCGCCAGCGAGTTCAAGAAGCGTCTGCTGGGCATTGCGCCAGGCGCGGTCTATACGGGCAGCAACCAGCAGTTGGAACGCTCGATGAAAAACCAGCTGTTCAATATCAAGCGGGTGGAAACTGTCGATTTCATCGGCTACAGCCGCGATCTGAGCTGCTATGTGCTGGGCGACGTCGCCATGAAAGACGGCAGCCTGTATACGCTGAACAATGAAGATTACTTCGATATCGGCCAGCTATCGGTCAAGAGTCTGAATCAGTCCGTCGAACTCAAGATCAACTCCCAGCCGCACGAATACCAGACTGAATGGGTTAGCCAAATCTATGAGGCATTCGGTTCCAAGGGGCTTGCCGCCTTGGCGTTCTGGTTTGGCACGCTGTTCTGCGAGCAGATCCGGCAAGCACAGGATAGCTACCCATTCATGGAGATTGTGGGGGAGGCCGGCGCCGGGAAATCCACGCTGATCGAGTTCCTGTGGAAGCTGTTCGGTCGTAGCCACTATGAAGGCTTTGACCCCTCAAAATCTACCAATGCTGGCCGTGCGCGCAATTTCTCACAGGTATCCGGTCTGCCTGTTGTGCTGATCGAATCGGATCGTGAGGTAACAGGCGAGGGGAAGAGTCACGTCAAGACGTTCGACTGGGACGAGCTGAAAACCGCCTACAACGGTCGAAGCATCCGTTCCCGAGGCATGGCCACCGGCGGCAACGAAACATATGAGCCGCCATTCAGGGGCGCGATTGTCATCAGCCAGAACAATCAGGTGTCTGGGTCGGAAGCGATCATGACACGGATCATGCATCTGTATTTCGACCGAGCGGGGCAGTCGGCCACGACCAAGGCCGCAGCAAATAAGCTTTCTCGCACGGACGTTGCCTGCGTCTCCGGGTTCATTCTGGCAGCGACAAAACGCGAAGCCGCGGTCATGGCCATCCTGAACGAGAAGGCACCTATATACGAGAACTGGTTACTTGAAAACCCGGATATCCGGACAGTCCGGATCGCAAAAAATCACGGCCAGCTTATGGCCCTGGCCGACGCGCTACGCCTCGTTATCAAGATCACGGACGAGCAGCACGCTGAGCTGCATGAGCAGATCGTTCGCATGGCGGTGGAGCGCCAGATGGCTACGAACTCCGACCACCCGCTGGTAATCGATTTCTGGGACATGTACGAGTTCCTGAATGGAGACGACGATATCGAGCCACGTCTGAACCATTCGCGTAATCCAGAGCGCGAAATCGCTATCAACTTCAATCATTTTGTCATGGTTGCCGCCGACCACAGGCAGCAAGTTCCCCCTCTGCGCGACCTCAAGAACCTGCTCAAGACCAGCCGCCGCTACCGCTATGACGGGCAGCGCGTGGTCAACAGCGCAATTCACGCCCGAAATATCAACCACAAAGGCAGCACCTCGGAGCGCTGCTGGATTTTCTTAAAGGAGGCGCCATGAAAATCTATATCGCAGGCCCCATGACGGGGATCCCGGATCTCAACTTTCCAGCTTTCCACGCAACTGCAGCATCACTTCGCGCCGCCGGCCATACGGTGATCAACCCAGCAGAGCTGAATACGGATCCCAATGCCTCTTGGCACGAGTGCATGAAGATCGATATTCAAGCGCTGGTGACCTGCGACAGCATCTGCCTGTTGCCCAATTGGACGATATCGCGCGGCGCGCGGCTCGAGTTTCATATCGCCAGCCAGCTTGGCATGCAGGTGATTGAGGCATCCGCGTTTTTACCGACAAGGCTTGGCGGACGTAAACCGCGCTGGTTCGGAGTAGACCTGGCATCTGGCCGAGACAAGACGGCTCATTGTCATCGCCACGGCGATAGTAATGTCCAAGCTACTGGGGAGCCAAAATGAAGCACCACATCTTGGTTCCTGGCAGACGCATTGGCAGGTCGTTACTGGCCGCATCGCTGCAGCAGATGATCGACGCCCATGCACTCTCGCGCCTGACGGTTCCGCTCGAAGCAGCTCTGGCGGATCCAGCTCTGGCAACTTGCCTCCGGAACACCGCTTTGGCCTCCATCGATGCCGCCAAGACCCATCCCCCATCCATTACCTATTTCCCTCTCGCACAGGCGGATCGCATGCGTCTCGCCGCCGGCGACCGCGACGACTATGAAGAAGAGAGCCCGCAAACCGTACCGGCCCAGGCCGATAAGGATTCCCATGATTGTTAAAAGCCAACTTACATTAGGCCCGCTCGAAGAAATACTCACCCAGGTCGAGGAAACCGGCACTTTGCCGGTCGACGAGCGAGGCGAGCCTATCTACATCGATGGAAACGGTCACCCATACCCCTTGTGGGAGGCCATAGACGGCTTGATCGACATGTTCGATATGTGGTCCACCAGGCACAACAAACCGCTGCCCCTGGCCCCGCTACGCATGCTGGTGGGTGCCTTGCATTATTCGATGCCCATCACTGCCTTCAACCTGGAAGAGGTGAAGAAGGCCCTGCCGCGCCTGCGTGAGGCTGCTATGTCAATGGAGCACGACGACGCACGAGATCTGGTCGTGCAAACTCAGATCAAGGCAGAGCTGGAGGAAGGTAAGGCATGAGTAATCTTTCAGAAATCAAGCACTTTCACATGTACTGCGGATCCGGCAGCGGCGCGGCAGGGTTCAGCGATGCCCGCCCTGAAATCCCTGGTTTGCAGGGACGTATGGTGTGCCTGGGCGGCATGGACGTCGACGCGGCGGGCGCGGAAGACTTCCGCATGCTCAACGGTGTGCCGTGCGCGGTGCGGGATCTGTTCAGCCGCGGGCAGTATCTGAAATGGCATGGACAGGAGCCGCCGCCCGGGTGGGTCGAAGCCATGCCAGACGATGTGCGCGCAGCTGCGCAGCACCAGACCCCGGATGTCGTATTTTTGTCTGCGCCATGCAAAGGGTTTTCGGGATTGCTGCCGGCGGCGCACGCCGGAACAGCGCGCTACCAGGCGCTGAACGAACTGACCCTGCGCGGTGTATGGCTGATGCTGGAAGCCTGGGCCAGCGACCCGGTGCCGGTCATCCTGTTCGAGAACGTGCCGCGCATCGCCACGCGCGGACGCCACCTGCTGGACCAGATCACCAGCATGCTGCGCCATTACGGATACATCGTGCGCGAGACCACGCACGACTGCGGCGAACTGGGCGGCTTGGCGCAGAGCCGCAAGCGGTTCCTGCTGATCGCGCGGCACGCCGAAAAAATTCCGGCATTCATCTACGAGCCGCCCAAGCGCCCGCTGCGTGGTGTAGGCGAGATCCTGGACCGCATGCACCTACCAGGCGACCTGTCCGCAGGCCCAATGCACCGCGTCCCTTCGCTATCGTGGAAAACTTGGGTACGGCTGGCGTTTGTCGAGGCCGGCAGCGACTGGCGCAGCCTGAACAAGCTCGCCGTTGAGAATGGCAACCTACGTGATTACATGATTGTCCCTGAAGCCCATGGCGGGTACCTGGGCGTGCGCGAATGGGACCAACCTGCAGGCACTGTCACCAGCAGGGGCCTGCCGACCAACGGCGCATTCTCGATCGCGGATCCTCGCTTTGATCCGTCCGCTGCCTGGAAGGACGGTCAAGCCTATGGGGTGCGGCGCTGGGGAGATACCAGCGGTGCAATCAGCGGCGTCAAGTCTCCAGGCCAGGGTTCGTTCAGCGTGGCGGACCCGCGCCACCAAGGACCGGCAAAGCACAGCAATGAGTTTCGCATCGTGCGGTACGACGAGGCGGCGCGCGCCGTGACCAGCGCCCACGGTACCGGGCAATGCGTGGCAGATCCACGGCGGTCCGGCCCGACATACGGCAAGTACGGCGTCACCGGCTGGCAGAACCCGAGCGGCACCGTCATCGCTGGCAGCACCACCGGCCAGGGCGCGTTCGCAGTTGCCGATCCCCGGCCCGGAATGCAGCGCAGCCAGGGCGATGCCTACCTGACCGGAGGTCACTATGGCGTCGTCGGCTGGGATCAGCACAGCGGCGCCGTATCCGCATCTGCCTGCCACGATAACGGCCGCTGGTCTGTCGCCGACCCCAGGCCAATGCCTGCCCCCGATGATCGTCTGATATGCCGCATCACTGCACTGGACGGTACCTGGCACCGACCCTTCACGACGCTGGAGTTGGCCGCCCTGCAGAGCTTCTTCGACCCCGACGATTACGCCGAGGCCGGCGCCGATCCGTTCTTGCTGTTCGGCTCATCCGACCAGGCTTGGCGCGAACGCATCGGAAACGCGGTGCCGCGCCGGGCGGCCAAGGCTATCGCCGAGGAAATCGGCCGCGCAATCCTGCTATCTCGTACGGGTGAGACATTCCAGCTATCCAGCACCCCGATATGGGTGCGCCCTATCGCAACGGCAATTGCTGTACAGGGAGGCATGGAGTCATGATCACCGACACACAGAAGCTGGCTTCGCTCCTGCGGGATGGCCCGTACTTACGCAGTGGCAATGAAACCATCCGCATCATGAATGCAGCCTCTGACCACATTGATGCCATGATGGAACATCTTGCCGCCTACCCCGCCGATTGGCGGGAAGACAGCAGCCTAGAAACGTGGTTTCCCCTGACCGCCGAGCAGGTTAGGGCCCAGGCAGCGGAGATAGATGGTCTACGCGCCAATCTTGAACATCATCAAGCCTACTGGATCAACCATCGTGGCGCGGCATTGGCGTGCAGCAGTGCCATGCGAGACGCATATTCGGATGAAAAGGTTCGCGCCGACGCGGCAGAGGCGGTGATAGCGCGGCTGCGTGGCTGGCTGGCGGACATTATTTTTGAAATCGACGAGATCGAGCGCAACAGAATCGTTATTCAACAGGAGAACCCAATGAAAGACCTTAAAGATATTGATTCCGTAGCACTGCAAATGTGCCGCAGTGCAGGACTGGATGACGACACAGCAGCAGCGCTTATATCTCGAGTGGCAGGAGCGATAGATTGTGGCAAGTCGCACGCTGTAGGCCTGGCCGTCACCGAAGCCGAACAATCAGCATGGCACGCTGGTATCGAGGCTGGCCGAGAGATTGAGCGGGACAATGCTGCGGTGGGGCAGGGGCCGGTGGCTTTTCTATGCCGGGAGTGCGATGAAGAGGGCTGGTCAACCTACGCTGTGATGCCACACGAGGTGCCGTCCACGGGCGAATTTCTGCATGTCGAGCCGCTCTACGCCTCGCCCGTTGCCGCCCAGGCCAGCGGGCAAGATCGGGAAGATGCGGAGCGCTGGCGACACGTCCTGAAATGTTGGGAAAACGAGGCTCCCGGAATAGTCGCTCTGGCGACGCAAGCCAGGGTCGGTTCCGTCTCGCAACTGATCGAATACGTAGACGCCGCCCGCGCTGCGCCGAAGGAGAAATCATGAACAAGAAGGAGCTCGCACAACGTATGCTGGATGCCGACCTGACAATGGTCGCCGCCATCTGGCTGGGCGGCATTGATGTAGATAGCCCTCCCGATCTGCTGGTCGATTGGGCGGACGATGGAAAGCTGGAAGGCGTGGGAATGTTAGGGGGCGATCTGCTTGATTTTCTGGCTCGCAATGAATATCGAATGCCGTTCATCGCTGAGTTTTCGTTCCCCGTACCGCGCAATTTCCACTTTCACAAAGATGGCTCCGCGCACTTTTGGTCAACAGGCGGCGTGTACAAGCATAAGGTTTTCCTGGCTGACACCATCGAGAATTGCATCACACAGGCATGCACGTGGGCGGAGACTGAGTTTATTCGCTACGAGAGCGAAGCACTCGCTGCGGCAAAGGAGCGGGCATGAGGATCAAACGAAAATTTGCCTGGATTCTTCTTGTGTTGGCGTTTATGGCAACAGTCCCGCCTGTTTTTTGGAAAATTCTGTTTGTGATGGAGCTTCTATGAGCGCGGTTGCTATCAGCCCAGATGGCCTATATCGCTGGAGCGACATCAAAGATCTGGTGCCGGTTTCGCGTGAGACATGGCGTAAGCGGGTGATTGATGGTACGGCGCCAGCGCCAGTTCAGCTCAGCCCTCGCTGCACCTGCTACCGTGGGGAGGATCTGTTGCTTTGGCTGCAGGATCCTATCGGTTACCGGAGAGACCCGGCAGAAAAGCAATAACCCCTACGCATTCACCGTCCGGCGCAGCGGAATCACGTTGTCGCCGGCGGCGAGCATATCCAGATAGTCGGCCCATTTCTGCATGAGAGCGACCCTTTCTTTCAACCAGGTGGTGCGGTTGTATGCACGGCCAAGACTGTCGGACACCTTGTGGCTGATCTGCAGCTCGAGCAATTCAGGGTCTACGCGGAGCAGTTCAGCGGCCATTGTCCTGGCAGATGCCCGGAATCCATGTACCGTCATTTGTCCCTGAAAACCAAGCTTTTTGATTGCTGCCATCGGGGTGTTGTTGCTAATGGGCTGCCTTGGCTTGATCGGTGACTGGAACACCATGCCGCTGTCGCCGGTGACGGGTTTCAGTATTTTCAGGATCTCGACGGCTTGGCGCGGCAGCGGGACAAGATGTGACTCCCAGCCTGTCAGCGAGATCTTTGTGTCGCCTTGCTGGCCTTCTCGTTCGGCCGGAATCTCCCACATTGGCGCTCCCCATTTGTTTCCATCCAGGTCGAACTCGCGCCACCTGGCCAGACGGAGTTCGCTGGGACGCTGGAAGAGCAGGGCAGACAGCCGCAGAATGCACCGTGTCACCAGTTCCCCGCGGTAAGAGTACATCCCATGCAGAAGCCGGGCGAAATCGCTAGGATCGGTGATTGCGGCAAAGTGCTTGGCTTTTACGGTTTGTAGCGCGCCACGTAGATTGATGGTCGGATTGTGCGTGGCGCGACCGGTCTGGATGGCATATCGGAATACCTGGCCGCAGTTTTCTCGGGCGCGGTGGGCGGTTTCGATGACGCCGCGGCCCTCGATCCGGTTCAAGACCGCCAGCAGTTCAGGCTCGCGGATCTCGCTGATGGGCAGCGATCCCAGCCAAGGATAGATGTCGCGCTTGAGGCGGCTGGAGACCTTACTGTAATGGGAGGCGGACCAGATCAGCTTTTTTTTGGCGAGGTACTCATCGGAGACAGCCTGGAAAGAGTTCTGGGTCGACAGTGCGGAGCGGACTTTGTCCACCTTTCGCTGTTGCATAGGGTCGACGCCCTTGGCCAGCAGGTTGCGCGCTTGCAGATGGAGCTCTCTTGCTCGCAGGAGGCTGACTTCTGGATATGTGCCCAGCGCGAGTGTCTGGCGACGGCCGTGGAAACGGTAGTCAAAACGCCAGTACTTTGAGCCTTTGGGCTCGATCAACAGGTACAGGCCGCCGCCATCGGTGATACGGCGTACCTTGTCGCCAGCCTTGGCTTGTTTGCATGCGAAATCGGTCAGTTTAGCGAGGATGGCCAT